AAATGCTCTATCGCTTGTTTCTTGGTCAAAGATCTCAGCATGTTCATTCTCATAACGAGAATATTCCATACCGAACAAGGCGTTTAAGCCAGGTTCCAGTTCTTTGGCCAGTTGTGCTCTATTAATAGCCATAGTCTAGTCCTCCTTATACGCCTGTCGTTCCAGTGTGTGAACCTAACTGATGATTATTTATCTTTATAACTAAGACACTGTTATTAGCAGTGGCGTCGTTGCTTGGAGCATCATAAAAATCAAGTAGTTTTACCTGTAACGCAGCGGTTGTGTTTTTTGAGCTTGAATCAATTTCAACACCAGACATACCAGTTGTGGTACTTCCAGCGCCGAAAACTAAATCAGCGTTTAAGTTTAAGTCTGCAGCAACGATATTACCAGCAGCTGAATCTTGCTGTGCAATAAACAGTTGATTTGGATCGTCCGCTACAAATGCTATCCCATCTCCTGGTGAGAGGGAAGCTGGAAAATGATCTCGAAAAGTTGGTTTCTTCGTAGTTGGATCAGTATAGAAACATCCCATGAATATTCCACATATTGGATCACCTGCAGTAGCTACTTCAACTGTACCGTCGTTTTTATATTTGACGGGATCACCAGTGAAGATCGCTGTGCCTTGGTTATCCGCAACAGAGTATTTAGTAGTTCCTGTAGTTCCTCCTGGAACAGAACCTAACTTCGCAATTGGTCGTAGACCAAAAGCTTGATCTATATTAGCCATATTAGTCTCCTTATATTGCTGGAGGAACTAAAATCTTAACCACTAAGATTTTTTGCCACCTCCAAAAGTTACTCTGCTCTGCCTTTCCTGATGGATTGGCATAGCTGGATGCTCGTCCTTATGTAAATCGTTTTCTACTGATTTTACTTGATCTGCAGTCTTAGATCTAAAATATGCGTCTCTATCTTCTTTTACCTCAATAGGACACCTCATCAGTAACAAACCTCCAACTCCAATGACACCTTTATATCTACCGTCTGAGACGTGAGGCAAATCTACTCTGTCTGGATATTCGCTAGCCATAACAAATTCATATCCACTACGTAGTCTACCCATGACGTTTTTCTCGTCTTGTTGACCACGGTATTCTGCCCTCACCCAACGATGATGAAATCCTTCGGGTGGTTCTGGTGCATCCAAGTTAGACGGAGGAACCCATCCTCTAGGTCGAGCCTGTTTTTCTCGGGTCTCCATCACTCGTGAAGTCTTACCTGCTTTTTTTACCATGCTACGCTCCTTCCTTCACATATTTTGCGTATTCTTCTAATGGCACACCTAATTTTTTTGCAATCGCTACCTGCGAAGGTGTGAGTTTCACAGTACGACGCCCAGATTTATTTTTTCTCACCGCTGACGCAACAGTCTGGGTGGGCTGTTTCGCAGGGGTTTTCTCCACAATATTTTCAGTTGGTTGAAAATAGTCTGGGAATTCTTCTTTGATGTAAGAATCTATCTCATTATAGTATTCATCTGACGTTGGGTCAAATCCTTCTTGCAACAATTGATCATGATATGACATCGCAGCACTTGTCATGTCTGCATGTTTACTATCATTAAACCAAGTATTATTAGCTGCCCACGCTTCGGCTTTATAATCCCTAGGCTGATACTGCTGTTGCTGAATTTGCTGACCTTGATTAGTTTTATACGCCTCCTCTTCACGTTTTTGATTAGCTCTTAAATTAGCTAATCGAACAGAGTCAGCTTTTGCTTGAGCCAATTGTTCTTGAGCTGTTACTTGTGCTTCAGTATCATTATCTTCAATTGCTTTTTTAAGTTTAGATTTTGCAGCTTCTACAGCAGATGTAACTCTACCTTCAAATTCTGACACATAACCTTTACCTACACTAGATAACTGATCCTTAAGTTTATCTCTTTCTTTTGTTATACTGTCGGCATATTCTTCCATGTCTTTCAGACGTGCCAACATCTTGTCCATTTTTCTTTTTTGTCTTTTTGAATATCCTCTTAAAGCTTTAGTGCTAGGACCCTCTTCTGGCTCGTCCTTTTCACGTGAAGCATCTTCTTCTGAAACTTGTTCTTCTGTAAGTTCAGCAGGCTCTTGCTTTGTTGGTTCTTCTTGTATTGGTTCTTCTATTGACTGCTCTTCCACAACGGTGTTTTGCTCTTCATCTTTTGCTTCTTTCTTTTGATCTTCGAGTTCAATCTCTACAGAAGCGCCAGATGTATCAATCGGAACCATTTTGTCTTGTTCAGATCTCGTTACTGGTTGCATTTATATCTCCTTGTTACAGTATGTTAGCTGGTAAAATATCTCGAGGATCTTTTACCGTCGCAATTATCTCATCATCGTTGATGATTCTTAGCTCACCATCTTCAATGCGAATACGAGATCCAGCATATCTGGTGATGAGAACCCAATCACCCTCTTTACACCAAGGGCCACTAGGAAACTTTTCTTTATCTTTATAAGCTTCGGGTCCAACTTTCAAGACTTTACATATATTTGTAGAAACTTGGGATTGTTCAACAGTATCATCTGTTAAATATAATCCACTTTTAGTTTTACTATCTAACTTTAATGGAAACAAAACCATTCTCCAACCAACAGGTGTGGGCACTTTTTCTATTTCTTTCTTTTGTTTTTCGACAGCTTTTCCGTCCCAAACATGTTTTGGTAAAATTAATTTACTCATCACTTAACTCCATGCGTTTTATTAAATCAGCAAGTTCCTGAACCTCTTGCCTCAAGGCTGCTAATTTACCAGTGAGATATTTATAATCTGCCCAGTCTTTAGCTAATCCATTGACGATAGACTCTTCTACTTGTTTGCATCTACCCTCTAAATCTTTTTTGTAAGCTGTGTAAAAATTTTCTAACCGCATGCCTTCATTTGTTCTGCCATGGCTTTGGCTCTGTTTGGTGTCTGTTTAGCCCAACGAGAATCTAGCATCTCGAAACTAGCCCCAATATAATTTTGTTCTGCTAATGCTTTCCACATATTATTAAATTTTGAAACACCAGTTCTTCCTAATTGAAATACCATTTCTATAAGTAGCTCTTCTGCTTTCTCATCTATATTTAAACAATCACGTTCTTCCATCAATTCTCTTGCACCACGAATAGCTTCTTGCAAATCTTTTTTAAGTATATCCATTAGGAATTCTTCTTCGTATTCTTTGTCATCCTCCCAAAAATCTTCAACACACAAATGACCTACGCCCACGGTCCTCTTACCCAACGTATCTAGGTAAACTTTGTTTCTATAGCCCTCGTGTTTTTTAACTGATTCTAATAATCTATCTAGGTTCATTTTTTCTTAAAAAATGACATGGCAGCAGGTCCCGCACGTACGCCAAAACTTACTGAACACGCCAAATATAAGAGATGTTTATAATAATCTGGGAGAGAATGCAAGGCTTGAAATCCAGCTTGTATGTGTGGAGTCCATCCAGGAATAAAAACTGCTACGGCTGGCGCCAATAAGCAAATTAAAATTATTTCGTCTTTCCACGAGCCTTTCATTTGATCTACTGCTGATGCTTCCCATGCAATTTTTCCTGCAGCTATGTCTTCATTTTTCTTTTTTTCGGCTTGAATTTGTGCAATCTTTACTTCGCCTTTGAGTTTTCGTGTTTCTACGAAACCCTTTACAGCGTCTGTGGCCACACCTAATAAGGGTTTCGCTAATAACTGCCACACCATAAAATTAGATTGCTCCTATAATTATTATTACGATTATTGCTACAATGGCAGCTTTAATCCAATCTTTCATACTCCAATCAGACCACTCTTTTAAGTGAGCCCATAGATCTTGTAAAAGTTTCATAGAAACCTCCTTTGTTAAAGTTGCGAAGTATACTACTTTACACCTTTGAATGCTACTTTTTTAATTTGAGCATTACTAGTTTGTCCTTTTGGTCCTCCACCTTTGTTCTGTTTTTGAACAAAAGGCGAATAAACTACTGCAGCATCTGATGATACTTGTAAGTTTGGAAAAGGATTTTTTTGTTTTACAATTTCTGTTTTGGTTTGTTTAAACTTCATTTTTTTGCCCTTCCATAGCCACGTTTAGCTAGTCTACCTGCTTTTTTACCTTTGACAGCGCCACCTTTTTTAAAAGATGTTCTTGTATTTATAATAGATCCTTCTCTAGAACCCTTTACAATTCCACCACTTTTAAAAACACCTCTGCCTTTTAGTACATCAGCCTGTGTTACTTTACCATCACCTGTTAGATCTGGAAATTTTTTAGCCATGATTAATGTATAGTCGGTTTTATGAGATTTATCAAGTCTCTTGAGTTATGTTCTAGAATTTCATCTGCTTGATTTTCTGGTAAGTTTTTATAATACAGTATTTTAGCTACTGCCATCATAGCTCCTGCTAAAAGTATATTCTCTTCTTCTGTTTTTGCAGATTTTTCTACGATAGCCATAAGACCATTATAATAATCTTCTAGTTTTTCTGTCGGATCTTGCATAATACATAGTTAAGATCTTTCACCTAACTTTGCAAGTGATATTCCCTCACGAATAGTTGAATGTTTATCTGCATTATCTATCTTTTCTTGGTTTTGTTTTGCAGAAACTGCAAATTTTTGTTCTTCAAGTGCTTGTTTTTCACCATCTTTTTGTGCACGAAGCTCTAATTCTTCTGCACGTAGACCTAATTCTTCTTTTTTAAGTGTAACTAGTGGATCTTGTGTCATTCCTTCTAGATATTCTTGCTCTTCAGCTACCATTTCGTCAGTTAATTCACGAATTCTTTGTGCAATTTGACTTTCGTTTTGTATTTCAAACTGTTTTGCTAGTTCTGGTGGTATCTGTCCACCAAATTGCATCGCTTGTTGCTGTATAATTGGTGCATTTTTAGCTTCTACCTCTTGTCTTGCTTTAAAACTTATGTGTTGAGAGATATGTGACTGCAGCAATGCCATGATATTCGGTGTATTTTTAACCAAATACGACGACATAAAGGCACGATGTGCTTCTATGTGTGCATCATGATCCTGTTCTGGAAAAGCCTGCAAAGGTTTTTGTAATAAAACGGATGAATTTTCCATTCCAGGGTCCATTGGCATTGGCTGCGGTGGGGGAGGAAGTATCTGTTCAATCTGTTGCACACCCATCGCTTGATACATACGTCTATATGCTTCGTATACGTTGTGTATTTGTGGGTTAGATTGTGCAAGTTGTAATTGTGTTTGTGCCAACGTAATACGTTGAGACATAGAAAAGATTGTTGGATCGGAAACTGGTATAATATCAACACGATCATCAAAATCTGTTTGCTTAATTTGTCTGTTGCCACCAGCTACCATGTATGGATACTCTGGTGGTAGGAATTGTGCAATGACTCTTGCTAATATTCTAAATTCTTTTTTCTGTGCGTAGTGTAATCTTTTGTGAATAGCACTCATGACTTTTGAGCCTTTCTCTAATAAAGCCATTGTTGTACCAACTGGATTTGCTTGTGAGCCTTCTCCTAGTTTCTGGTCAGCTACTGCTGCAAATCTTCTACCAGCATCGACAACAAAACCTAATAAGGCGAATAATGTTTGATCTGGTCCTTTATAAGGAAGAGGTAATAATCCATTTCGTAAATCTCCTGATGGTGCATCAACATCTCTAAACTCACCTGGCTGTAAAGGGTTATCATCATCTCTGATTCTAAGACCTCTTGCTTTGAAACCTGCGGGTAGATTCGATAATGTACCTGCATCAATGAGTTGACGGAGGGCGGACGTGGCCGTCCTACTGAGTCCACCAAGCATGTGAATAAGACCAAAGCCATAAAAGCCAAGACCAGGCAAAAACTTGTAGTGAACGAAATATTGTATTTTTCTTTTTGCTGGATCATCTTCTCTATAGTTACGATAGATAGATAAAATTTTACCTGTGCCTTCTTCAATCGTAACAACGTATGGAATCTTTATACCTGTAGACTCGCCTGTTTGCTCGTTCATATCTTCGAACCCTGGTATGTCTAAATCACAATGAATCTCTAATAAATTATATACATCAGCATTTGTTGGTTTATCGACACCTGATATGTCATTATATTTTTCTTGTGTTTTTGTTTCTTCATCATAAGGTTCTTCTAAATCAATGTTTCTGTAGAAACCTCCAACTTGAGCCTTTCGTATATCGTTCTTTGACATCTTGACGATATGCGTAACTCTCTCCGATGTATCTAAATCTGTTGCTAGATAAGGTACCACTAAATCTTCTGCTGGTACAAATTTTGAAACTGGTCTTGCAAGATCAGCATCGTAGTAAACTTTTTTAAAACTAGAACCTGCTAGTGGTAAATAAAATAACATTTGATCCATGTCAGGATCATAATCTTCCATCTCATCCGTAATGAGATAATTCATGTAATCTTTAACTCGTTGTGATTGTGCTTCTACATCTGCGTTGATATCACCGACGATATTACATTTTACAGGTCCCCCTGCTGGTAATAATTCTTTGTAAGCTTGTGATTGAAATTGTGTAACACTCTCGGCTAATAGTGGATGCGTCACGCCACTCGCTCCTTGGAACGGTTGCGAACGATCGTTGTATTTAAATCCTAATAGATCTAAACCTTTTGTGTACGAGTCTATCCAATCCGATCGTGACTCTTTATCATCTTCATATTGTTGTCTTAACTCACTTGATAGATTGCTGAGCTCGTTTTCATCTAGAGTCTCTGCTAGATTTGATGAAAAGTCAACAGCAATTTGTTCTTCCATTTCCCCAACAATTGCGCCACCATCTTCTGTAGGTGTGATTTCTGTACCGATATCCTCGGCTAATTCTACGTCAAGAGGAGACTCATTCTCAAGAGGACTTGCTTCTGGGTTAATTGGTTTTTCTACTACCATTACGTTATCAATGTTTTCTTTTGTTTTTTCTGTAGCATAGCAGAAAATCCTTTTGGTTGCACGAATTTATAATACTTTCCTTTAGGATTTTGAAAAGAGGCTGCTGTCTTTTGCTTCTTGGTTTTTTTCTTTTTGGTTTCTTGAACCGTGAACCCTTTGACAAAACTCATTAGTAATATTCCCTCTGCTCTGGCATATGTTGTAACATCGGCGGATCCTCATAATCCTCTGGATGCACAGCTAATCCAACTTGACGATAGCGCATCAATGCTTGTGTCATACTATCAACCAAATCGTCGTGATCACCATAAGGGAAAGCTGCACATTCTTCAATCAATTCTTCTGCCCATTTTTCCTCTGGAGCCCACACCTGTCCCGACTCGAATAAAGGCGAAACAGAATTAACCCTTACGTGTTTATCATTACCTTTGCTCGGTGTAAAGTTTACGACAGGAATTCCTACACGGCGTAGCTCATGTGTGAGCGGTGTACCACTAGCCTTCTGCTCTATGATCACCGTCTCTGGCTCCCAGTATTTATATTCTTCCATCGCAATACGTTTTAGATCAGGGAAGTCCCACCGTCCTTTTTTCATGTCCAGCAAAATTATATTAGGTGTAACATCGTTATGCAAGAATACACCCCACGTTGTAATCGCCGAATAATCCGCCGTTTCTTTTTTACTATAGGCCGTATCGTAGCTTTGAATAATATGTTGTAATTTAGGGGGATGGTCCTTGTCCCAAACATTCCACCACTCTCTTTTGATAATGGAACCTTCTTCTGATGTAGGGTTCTGTTGCCACTGTGCATTCCACTTGGCCAAGGAGAGTGAAGCTTTGACCGACTCTAACTCTTCTAGTTTCCAGTATTGTGGCCATATCGGTTTATCTTCCAAGATTGCTGGAAAGTCGACAATCTCCCACTGATCTGCTTTCACGTCCTTTTGGGCTTTTACTAATTGACCTGTTAAATCTTTTGTTGACCATCTTGTCATGACGATAACAATCTTGCCTCCTGGCTGAAGACGCTGCCTTGGTCCAGATGTATACCACTCGTAAGCTGACTCCATTGCTGTCTCCGATAATGCATCTTGCTCGGAATGTGGATCATCAATAATTAATAGATCGGCACCACGTCCTGTAATTGCACCACCGACACCTGCTGCGAAATATTCTCCGCCTTTATTTGTTTCCCATCTACCTGCAGCTTTAGAATCTTGTGATAGTTTGATATCATCAAAGACATCTTGAAAAGCGTTCTCCTCCATGAGGTTACGAACCTTACGACCGAAACGATAGGAGAGTTCTGCTGTGTGTGTTGTTTGAATAATCTTGAGCCGTGGATCACGGCCCATCATCCATGCTGGAAATAGAAATGATGCAAATTCTGATTTTGTATGTCTGGGTGGCATGTTAACGATTAGTCGATTTATCTTCCCCTCCGCCAAGGCTTGAAACTTTTCTGCAATTTGTATGTGATGGGGCCCCTCTACAAACTCTGGCCATACTTGCTTCACGAACTTTAGAAAATTACTTTGAGCCAATGTTTTTAATTGAAATGTTTTTTGGCGTAGTAATAGTTTCTTCTTTAGAGTTTCTAGCTCTGAAGAATCCATATTATCATAATTAATTACTCGCTTAAACGCTTCAACGTCGGACATCAGATTATTATACCATAGAGTCTGTATGTGTAAAACTTATATATATACTGCATATATATTGACCTACGGACTTATTTAGGGGTTGCCCCTTTTTAAAAAACGCAAGACGCAAAAACTAGGAAAATGAGCCTTCCTCGACTTATACACAGGCTTGAAAAAAAACTGTAAATTTACAGAAAAAATTTAATTTTTTTGTATACATGGGATAACTTATAGTTTAATGAGATTATATATAATAACTAAAAGGGAGTGATTATATGAAACTTAAAAAAGAAAATATAAAGCAAAGTGCAAAGAATAAAATATTTTCCGCTACATTTGTAAAAGCAAATGGAGATGAAAGAACTATGCTTTGTAAATTACCCACTAATGAAAAATTTTTTGCTGGTGGCGATCTTCTTGGAAATCGTGAACATCTATTAGAGGTTTTAGATGTGAACATTTTAAAGAAGAATAAAGACAATCCAAGAAAGGCTTGGAGGTCTATTAACTTGACGACTTTAACAAGTCTAAAAATTGGGGGCAAAGAATGGGTATAAATTCTGATGTAGTTTTCAAATATGAAAACAATATTGAAATATCTTGGAATGGCTCGGCTACTTTCAATGTGTTTGTAGATGGTAAAAATGTAAATTGTTTTACTGAATACGATATTGAAACGATTGATCAAGCTCAACAGTCGGCTGACGAATGGCTAGCAATGGAGCTTGAAGAAGAAAAGTTAAGGCATGCAGATGCCTAATAATAATGACAAGGGCGCAATTATGCGCCCTTTAATCTAAAAGGAGTGATTAAAATGTATATTATTTATGATACAAAAACAAAAGTTACTAGAGGTTGGGCAACAACTAAAAAAGATGCTGAACTTTTATTAAAAGAGTTATCACACAAGTGGTATTACAGATACTTGGTGATAAGATGATTACTAAAAATAATAAGGCGCCTTTTAAGGCGCCTACTGAAAAACAAAGAGAGTATATGTCATACTTGTTAAAGAAATGTTTGCCTAAAAACTACGAGACAAGAGAAATTTTTAAGGGCACATCTTACAGCTGGGAAGAGTTTGAAAGGCGACACAAGATTGTAGATTATCTCTACAATAGAAAGTTTGGAAAAAAGTTATGATTAAAAATATTAACAAGGGCGCTATTAAGCGCCCTTACAAAAAATGGGTTGAAAAGTTTTTTATTTCTTATGATGAATGTAGAAAAACTTTAGATGATGTTAGCGATTCAATTTATGATCATGACATTAAAACAATTTATGGAACGCATGGCGAGGAATATTTATTATCAGTTGAGATTGATAGTATGAACAATCTTGAGGGATTTCTAGACGATGCGTTTGAGGGGTACTATGATGATTAAAAGAATCGTAGCTGTCTTAATGCAAACTGGATCTATCTGGTTTGCATTTTGCCTAATAGTATTTGTATTGGGCATAATATTTCCGCACTACTTATGATAAACTTATTGGCTGCAGCTTTGAGCTGCAGCTTTATTAACGAAAGGATAATTATGGAACAGATACTCCTGGACAAGGTCCTAATATTAGAGGGACAGCTTGAGAGGACTGAAGACGCATGGCTCAAAAGAATTTGGACAGATCATATAAATGATTTAATGCGCAAGGTCGCAAGGTTGACCAAGTAAAATGAGGGGGCGCAAAGCCCCCTTTTTATTTTAAGATCGCAATTTTTCTAAAAGTCTAGCAACTGCCTTTTCACTGAAACCCCCAACGTGCCATTCATAAATATCATTTAGTTCTAGACCCTCGGCTTCACCTAAATAGTTTTTACCATTCTTCCAATTGTAAAGAGTGGCAATCGTACCATCAGCAAATTCAAAAGCCCATTCAACATCCGTTTTATAGTTATCACCATTTGGATCGTGAGGTTCTCCGAATGTTTTTAGTAGCTGTTCATATGTTGCTTTTATATATCCTTGGAGAAAAGTTCCCCCAACATTTGTAGTCTTTTCCATAATCATTCCCTTTCTTTAAATTATACTATTGACTATAAGAATTATCCCATATATGTAAAGTAAATAATTTAACTAAAGGAGTGAATTATGCCTAACTGGACTGAAAACAATGTTTTGTTTGTTGGTAAGAAAAAACAACTTAAAACATTGAAGACTATGTTGAAGTCAAAAGATAATGATTTTGATTTCAATAACATTGTTCCAATGCCGAAAAATATTTTTCGAGGACTTCTCGGTAGAGAGGAAGAAGAAAAGTATGGAAAGAACAACTGGTATCATTGGAGCATTGATAACTGGGGGACAAAGTGGAATGCTGTTGATACTACTGTTGAGGAAAACGGAAGCACTTTGTCTTACAACTTTATGACTGCTTGGGATTGTCCTCGTGAGATCGTTAACGCATTAATGAGAATGAGAAAAACAATTCTCAAAGATATAAGTATTAACTGGGATTGTGTTCACGAAGATGGAAATGAACACGAAATCATAATTGATATTGAAGGGGAAGGAGCTAAGAGTAATGAAGAAACCCATAATTAAACACTATGGAGATGTAGGAGTTGACTCGGGTCAACTCCTCATCATTGATCCATGTTATTTAGAAGAATTCATGAAGCTTTATTCTTACGAAGACATTTGTAATTATAGAGGTAACATGCCATACAAATTAGGGCACGATGGAATTGCTTGTAAGTTAGATAGTTTCGGGGGCGATGGTTATTTCGCAATTGATTCTATAACGCACCAAGACAAATACTCACCATCGTATTCTAAGTTCGTACTAAATTTGTACGACTGATCACTCCTAGAGGATCACCCTTTTGGGTGGTCCTTGCCTGGTTTATTCAAGAAGCTGCTAATAGCTTGTACGACCTGCAGCTTCTTGATTAAGCCGCAAGGCTCAAGCAGCTAGTTTTCCATGCAGCATGGGTTAAACTTGTTATCTAGCTGTAAGGCGCAAGGCCAGCTAGCATGTCCGACTGAACAAGCCGAATTGTTAGCTGGCAAGGCGCAAGATTTTATTTGACATTGTATGAGATTTATCTTATATAATAATTGAGAGAGTGGCAAAGCCATAACGAACGGTGCGAGTCCCTAGGCTCTCTCTAACAAAAGGAGTGAATATGTTAGACACTTTGATTAATAAATACTTGCCTGACTTCACTAAGGTGAAGATCAGCAAAGAAGAAGCTGCTGAGCAGCTCTACCAATCACTTTGCAAACAAGCAAAAGCGGTTGGCCATGATCCAGCTTGGGAAGTTTCAAAACAACCATACAAAGATAGTGAATACTTTAAGAATGAGGGGATCATGGTTTCATACGAAGCTGGCCCATATGATTGGGGGGTTGGCTACTCTTTGAGCTCTCATCCTGAATCATACGACATGATGAACAATCCCCAGGATTGGTACCTAGAATGTTACTATGGGTTCGATGTCATCTTCTGTGATAAATAAAGATCTTGGCCGCCAATTGGCGGCCTGGTTTAGTCAAGCTGCTGGTTTTTCTTATAGTAAGATTTAAACCTGATTACTTAGCAGCTTGACTAAGTCACATGGTCGATGAGCCAGGTCTCAAGGTCTGAAAAGTCACAAGGTTCAGGGAACAAGGCACAGGGTTCAAGGCTCAAGCCTTCTTTTGCAAGTCGCAAGGCACAAGATCCAGAATAAATCGAGATGCCTCCTCGTCCGAGGGGGGTAGCCATGATAAATGAGCAGCCACCGTTCGTATTATGGCTCATATGCCATGATATTTGACCAGGAGATAGCCCTATTTTGTTCCCCTTTGTCACCTTCAGCTCTATCCAAAACTGTCCTCGTTGTTTATCTGTGATCTTATAAACGGCAAGTATATCAGGCAGTCCTAACGGAGTGACAGCTTCGATTCTTGTTAAGGTGACTTTTGTAAATTTATCTTTTATCCTTTTCCAAAATCTCGTCTCGGGTTTCGTTGTCATCTATCTCTTCAAAACTCCCTTCAATAGATAATTTGTTATCCATATCCTTTAATAACTTATCAACTTCTTCTCGATTCAATTGGTCAATACTGCCATGCATTATTTCTTTTCGGTCAATATATAAACCTCCAACTTGACCCCTTGATTTCTCGGCCGTAACGGCAGCATTCCAATTACCCTTTTCTTCTGCGCCTCTACTCAATTGATCCAACCTTTTCAAATGCTTATGAAGATTGATTTCATATTTCTTTTCTTCTTGATTGCGTAGCTCTCGTATATATTCAGCACATCCAGGGTGTCTACGAAGTTCAGACGCCTCTCTTCTAGCCCTCTTTTCTGAGTATCCTGCTGCGATCGCACATTCTGTAGCTGTTTTTGTGTCGCCTTCTTGAACAAACATTACACAAAATTTTATTTGTTTTGGTGTCAATTTATCTCTTAAAGTATCAATATTCATAGGGTTTTTATATATTATATAGGATTTTTAGCAACAAGACGGCTGTTTTTTAGGTGTCTTACTGCTGTCTCATGCTTTTTTTGTCTCAAAGTATTGAAATATATATAGTTTTTTTATAACAAGACAGACAAGACAGACAAGACACCATATTTTTTATATTTTTAATTAGTAAAATTATTTGAAAACATCTATAGTCTTATTTGATAGTTAAATAATAACATATATCACTCCCTCCCCTCGATAGTCAGCTTTCTTTATCGAGGGGTTTTTTTATTTGACATCTATATTTATATGGGATAAATAGTATATAAAAAGGGAGAAACTATGATTGTAGATAAATATGTCGTTAATAATATTGGTTCAAAGTGGATCAAAGGAAAACGTAAAAAAGATTGTCTGTTGGCTAGTCTTGATGGCACTGATGGTATTGAACTAAAAAGATTAGTTCCTTTACTTGAGCAGTGGCACGAAACAGTTAATGGCGAATATGCAACAAGAAATATAGAAATAATAATTAACGTTAGGGAGGAGGATCGATGAGTAAGTTTGATTCGTGGGTCATGGACCAACAAGAAAGAGCCATGGAAGAAGCTGCAGATCGCTTGAAAGAAGAAGAAGGATTAAAAACTTTCAAGGTAACTGAGCGTTACATTAAAGAAGATACTTGGATTGTTAACGCAATCAACAAAGAAGAAGCAACGGACATAGCAATGTCCGTTGACCCAGATACATCAGAAGTGGTTGAAGTTACCAGCACTACTGTTGATTACATAGAAACCTTTGATAACTTGGAGAAGTCATGACAGATATATTAGATAGTCGAGATTTGTTAGATGAATTAAAAACATTGGACAAAGAAGATGACGATGAAAGAATTAAAGAAATAGAAGATCTCATTGAAGAAGTTGGAAAAGATAACTTTGACATGGGCGTAACATTTATTCGTTCGGGATATTGGGTGGATTACTGCGAAGAATTAGCTTACGATTGTGGTTATGTTAGCAGTCGAGATGAGTATAACCCAATATCCAATCACATAGATTGGGAGGGTTGGGCAGACGCAGTTGAAATGGACTACAGCCAAACAGATTTTAACAATGATACTTACTATTGGAGGGCATAATGACAGATAGAAATAAACACTATCCAATTGGTTGGATGGTTGATGACGGAGAAATAAAAGTATGGTCTTTGGTGACAGGTGAAAGATTCCCAGAGGATCACGCCATACACAAGAGCGAAAGAAACTTTATTGAGGAGCAGATAACAAAGCATTTAACTTTATCTGGTCAAATAGAATGTTAATATCTAATCTTAAAAAAACTATTGTTGTTAAAATTAAAGGCCAATGGCAGCTTTTACAAGTCGAAGATGGCGAGATTTTTACTGACAATCTTAAGGCAATCAAGTATCTAGATGATGTAATAGAGGCAGATTCTAATGATGATAACTAACATACTACTAGGGCTAATACTCTTAGTCCTAGTTTTTATAGCCTTCATGTTTTATGTGGCAGGGGAGAAATACTTTGGATCTAAAAAAAGATAAATATTTCGGTACATTATTACCGCAACATGACAAGACACCTAAGCTCGTGATCTTATCACTAGGCGCAGGAGTTCAATCATCAACGATGGCACTCATGGCAGCAGAGGGACACATACAACCCATGCCAGATTGTGCAATTTTTGCAGACACAGGGTACGAACCACCAGG